GCGTAGGGCTGTGACTGCGGCTTCGGCTGCGGCTGCGGCTGCGGATGCGGCTAAGGCTGCGGCTTCGGCTTGGGCTGTGACTGAGGCTTCGGCTGCGGCTGCGGATGCGGCTAAGGCTGCGGCTTCGGCTTGGGCTGTGACTGCGGCTTCGGCTGCGGCTGCGCATTCGCGTAGGGCTGCGGCTTGGGATGCGGTTGCGAGCGCGGCTTCGGATGTGGCTACGGCTGCGGCTTGGGCTGCTCAATCAGATTGGCTGAGGGAAAACACAAGACCGAATTTTGAGGTAACAGAGTGAGCTGCACTCAAGAGCCAATGCGATTCTACGCTATCAAATTAATACGCTGTAACGGGTCAGTGATTCGTTCAGCGGTCGCAATTGATGGAAACGTTTCAAAGTTGGTTCCTTTGGTGCAAGCTAAGTTTCCAGGCTTCAAGATTGAAGCCAAGGCGATCAGTGAGGCAAAGTTTCATGAGGACTCTCGGAAGTACGGCAACTTTTTTGATCCAGCGTGGTTCTGATTATGTGGGTTTGCATGCGTACTCATGGAAAGTCTGTTGAGCTAGTGATAGCTGGGTTCAAGAATCGAATCACGGTAACGCACGTTGAAAGCGATGGAGTTTGGTTGCAGGTCAACGAGGATCAGCACGGGCCTATAGAGATCGGTGCTGAGTTGATACTGAGCGAAGATCCACCGGTAACGATGAAGTTATCGAGGATCAGATTAGGCGGCGTGGCGTTTCATAAACAGGGAGTGGAGTTGAGTTTCAAGGCACCTAGAGAAGTTAGGTTTAGGTCAATCTGATGCGTTTTCTAAACGGCGTTGTTAGTTTCGAATCGAACGATCAGTACCATCGGCGAGAAGAAATCTCGTGTTCGATGGTCAAAAATTATCTCAAAAGCCCAGAGGACTTCGAGTGGTACAACATCAAAGGCAATCGCAAGGATTCAACCGGGGCGATGGACTTTGGGACAGCGGTACACGAGGATCACCTGCTAGCGATTTGGGAACAGTCATGGTTGGAAATCCCAAAGGAATCATTGACCTCGAATGGGGCTAGAAGGGGCAAGGCCTGGGACGAATTCAAGGCGGCCAACCCAGGCAAGATCCTTTTGAAGTCGGAGCAATTGGAGTCCATCAAGATCATCCGCGATCAGATAGCGGCGCATCCTCTAGCGATGGATCTTTTGAAAGACCGAGAGAATGCGCTGACCGAGCTATCAATCACGGCTGACTGCCCACTGCCTGACGGATCGACTCAAAAGGTACGCGGTCGAATCGACTGGTTATCCCCTGGATTTATCCTAGATTTCAAGACGATTTCGGACTTGGAACGCCGGACAATTGAGTACCGGCCACACGATCACCACTGGTCAGAGCAGGCGGTGATGTATCAACTTTTGATCAACGCGGTTCGCGGTGGGGATCTTTTGCCGGTATACTTTGTAGTGTGTGAGACCCAGGCACCGTACCGGGTCGAAGTATTTCAGCCACGGCATGAGACGCTGGTTAAGGCTTCTGCAAGGCTTCAAGGGTCGATCGAAGCGATCGTGGAGCGAACCAGAAGCGGTAACTGGCACCGTGACGGGTGGCCTAACATTTTGGAGTTCTGATTATGGCTGAATTGATGTTTGAAAAGGTTTTGAGGGAAGAAGTAGAGCGATCAGTTGAGGACATCGCAGCGAGTACCCGTAAGCGACCGCTGGCGGCTGGTTCGAAGTTCGTCGATATCGTTATCCGTGTTGTCAAGCAGGTGGGATTCGAGCAACTAAAGGGGCTCGATAAAGTCTCTGCCCTTGCAATCGTTGGCAAGGTCTACGACGACTATATTTCCAAGATCGACCTGCCAGGAGAGTACGATACGGTTTTTCATGCCCTACTGAAGCAAGCTGCCTCGGCTGCGCTTGGTATCGCTTGGGATAAATTTTCAAAATCTGAGTAACCGTCAAAGGTTGCTCGGCGTTAGTCTATTGTGTGGTTAGTTTCCGTTTTCTTTGTAGGAGGCAGGTAGAATGAAGTTTTCAAGGCTGAGAACTGTGTTTTCTTTGGTCTTTGCGTTTCTGTTGCTGGAAACGTTTCGAGTTTTTGGGCAGGAATGCAGTACCGGTCAGTGTGCAAAAAGTCCATCAGATAGAGTGGTTAGCAAGGTGGCTTCAGTAGTCGTCTCAACTGTCGAAGTGCCGGTACGAATGGCAGAGTATATCGTCTGTGAGGTTCAACCAGTTCGATCACTGGTGGCGATGAATGGGTTAGCTCAGTGGAAGGCAGGAACGCTAGCGCGGGAGAATCGCCTAAGGCATATCGGAGGTGGCTTCGGTGGCGGTCGATTCGAGGGCGTTGGTTATTCTAGTTGCTCTGCGGATCAGGCTATTCGATCGTGCTGCTATTGGGGCAAACGTCCAGTGCGTGAAATTGGCGTAGCTCAGGGCCGATCGGGTTGGTATGCGGTAGTGATTTACGATTGATCCAACGCTAGCAGTTGGAGGGAGAGGACTGGCTGCTAGCGTGTACGGTTCCCATAGGAACGCCGGACAAACGTAACCGGCTACATGGACTGGCGGCTAGGTGTCGAGGCCGGGACGGAAACCCCGGACAAGGCAGGTTCGAATCCTGCCCAGTCTTTTTTTGTGTTGTTTCTCGAAGGGTTTTTCAATGAACCAATCAGCAAAGTGTAGACGCTGCGGGCATCGATTCGTAAAAGCGAACATGCGACGGGACCAGACTGGTCACTATTGTTGCCAACCCTGCGCGGAGAAAAAGATCGAGCATCGAAACAAGGCTTGCAACGGTTGCCGAAAAACCTTCCCCAAGGAAAAGGTTAGCGAGCATGAAAGCGGCAAGCTGTACTGCGGACCATGCCTAGCGAAGATCGGAGTACGGCAAAAGTTTTTCTATTCCGTCCCGGCGTACCACTGCCCAGACTGCGGGTACAAGGTGACGCTAAAACCTTGTGTGGCATGTGCGGCAAAATCTGAGGAAACTGTGTTAACCTGAGTCGCTTCGGCGGCGTTGTATCTATGGCAAACCCTATAGGAGAAAAAAGCCATGAGTGATTTGTTGCGATCAGAAAACGTAGAAGCTTTGGCGGTAGCCTTGGCTAAGTTTCATTTCGAGTGCCCGAAGATTGTCAAGGACACAAAAAACGATTTCTACAAGTCGAAGTATGCGGACCTCGGAACTATTCTTGGGATAGTCAATCCAGTCTTGGCAAAGAACGATCTTTCGGTGATTCAATTACCAGTCGGCGAAAATCAACTTACGACGATTCTGGTGCACAAGTCTGGTCAGTTCATTGGGTCAACTTCGATCATGCGACCTGCGGAAACAGTAGTTCGCAAGGGTGCTACGCCTGCGGATGATGTTCGATCGGTAACGCCTCAGGCCTTGGGGTCAGCGATTACCTATCAGAGACGCTACGCGGTGGCTGCTATCCTATCGCTTCACATTGACGAGGACGACGACGGAAACGCTGGTTCCGGAACTAATCGCGAATCAGATCCTAGGCAAGAGACTAAGCCACAATCCAAGCCTGAAACGAAGCCAGTAGCCAAGAAAACGGACGCTGAAATAGCTTCGATTCAAAACATGATTTGCACTGCTACCCTGGAACAATTGCCGAAGCTTGAAGCGGCGTTGAACAATAGCATCGCGAATCTATCGATTGATAGGGCTTCTGCCGGTAGTATGCTGGCTTGTCTTTTGGTGGATCGATGGATTGCGGTATCGGCGGTCAGCGATATTGGAGCGATCGGTACTAAGATCGTAGGACTGCGATCCAAGGGGATCATCACTGAGGATCAACAAAAAATGCTGACCGAGGAAATCAACAAGAAACTTGCAGAAGCAAAGAAGTAAATGGAACGTTTTATTTCGGATTTTGAAGTGCTGGTGAAACTTACCTGCGCTGCCCTAAATGGTTTAGTTGCCAGCGGTGCGAGCCCTGAGGATTGGACTATCGAGGACATAGCGGAGGAATCAGTTTCACTGGCACTGGCAACACAACTAGAGCTAAAGAGGCGTAAGAATGGTCGGGAAGAAAAAGCAGATAGCAACCGAGCTCCTAGAATTGGACAACAAGCTCCAATGCCGGGCGGAAGTACCAAAAGAAATTCTTAACGACTACGCTGAGGCATGGAAAGCCGGGGTTAAATTCCCTGAGGTAGTCGTCTATCAGGTCGATGATCGGTTCCTGGTAGTCGATGGGTTTTGCCGGGTGGTATCTGCCCAGTCTATCGGTAAGTCCAAGGTCCCTTGCGTGGTGCACCAAGGCACGTTCAAGGATGCTTTGAGGGCTGCTTGCGGTGCGAACGTTAGCCATGGCCTAAGGCGAACCAATGCTGACAAACAAAAGGCGGCAAGGCTGGCGATTGAGAACTTCCCAGAGCTATCGTCTAGGGAACTAGGGGATCTTTGCGGGGTCAGCCATGTCTACGTCCAAGGCCTAAAGAAGCCTAAGGAGTCGAAGCCTGAAAAGGCGATTGATGAGCCAACGGAAAAAATCCTGGAATCGAAGCCTAAGGCTGTTACCGTTGAGGGCTATAGCGACGTAATCAGCAAGGGGGACTGGAAGTGCTCGGACTGCGGATCGAACCAACAACGGCTGACCGATGGGGGCTGGGTTTGCCGAAATTGCTTGCTACCAGTTCCGGACGAAATCGACGAAAAGCCTGAGGAAATCGAGGAATCGGAACCTGAGGAAGTGGAAACGTTTCCAGTGCGTGACCCAGAAAAGGTCAAGGCAGTCCATAACGCTTGGGGTCGATTTATCCGGGCAGTTGAGGCGGCTGGTTGCTCAGACGTACTGGGCAAGGATATAGAGTTGATGACGAATAAACTTGGGAGGGTGCGATAGTGAGCAATCCAAAATGGGAAGTCGGGCTGGTAAGGCTGGTCAATTATAAGGCTAACGGCAAATGAGCACGAATTGGCCACACCAAGACAGAGCCAAAGAGCGAATCTGTGAGGCTCGATTAAGGGGCGTTCAAGCTGTTGTAGCGGCTGCCCCCTGTGGTGCTGGTAAGTCGCGGGTCATGCAACAATTGGCCTGCGAGGAAGTTGAATCAGGCGGATCGGTTCGAATCTATCTACACCGCACAATGTTGCGGGAACAACTATCGAAGACATTTCACGGTGCTGGAATCGATCACGGGGTTATGGCTGCGGGTTGTGAGTACGAGCCCGATAAGCCGATCCAGATTTGTATGACGGATTCTGTATACTCTAGGGCTGTCCTCAAGTCTGATTGGGATATCGGGAACCCTTCGCTGGTCATGTTCGACGAGTGCCACTTGCAAGGGAAAAACAAGGCGGTTTCATTGGTCAAAGGAGGATCGACTCAGTACGGATCAACATGGGACGGGCATATTCAGCGCGGGGCGTTTGTGCTTGGCATGAGCGCAACCCCTGTGAACTGTGGGGCGATCTATCAGGAAATGATCGACTTTGGAAAGTATTCAGAAATGCGATCGGTTAAGGCACACTTACCAGTTCGTGTTTACAGTCCATCGGAGATAGATTGTTCGGAGCTAAAGCAGGATTCAGAAAACGAATTTAGCTCGAAGTCGCTAGAGCCAAGGGCGTTCAAGATTTTTGGTGATGCCTACTCGAATTGGCGAAAGCTTAACCCAGATAGCAAGCCTGCGATTTTGTTTGCCCCCTCGGTTCCTGCCTCAAGGTGGTTCGCTGAAGAATGGGCCAAGATGGGAGTACCGGTTGCGCATATCGATGGGGAAACGTGCTTGCTACCTTCGAGGACTTCGACCGGATCAGTAAGCCTAGAACAGTACGACACAAACGAGGAAACCCGTAACGCGATTATGGCTATGAGCAAGAGCGGGGAAATCAAAGTAGTGATGAATCGCTTTGTTCTCAGAGAAGCTATCGATATGCCTTGGCTGTACCATGGCATCGCGGCCACGGTGTTCGGTGGGATTGCTACCTACTTGCAATCGGTCGGACGCATCCAACGTTTCCACCCGGACTATGCCTACAAGATTTGGCAATGTCATGGGGGATCATACTGGCGGCATGGATCACCAAACGCGGATAGGGACTGGGAGCTAGGGTGCACGAACAAGACGATAGCCCAGGGCAGGGCGCGTAAGATTGCCAACCCTAAGAAGCCTGAGGACTGCGAGGGTATTTGCTGTCCTAAGTGCCAAGTGTGGAGACAATACGGGACACGCTGCCCAGGCTGTGGACATTCCCACAAGCAATCAGCAAGGCAAGTTCAAATGATGAGCGGAGAATTGAAATTGATGCGAGGCATCGCTACCAAGATCAAGAAACCAGCTAAGGGGAAAACCGTTTCCAAGATTTGGATTAGCTGCTTGTACGCATGTGCTCGAAGCGGTAAGCCTGTTAGTTCGGCGGTAGCGATGTGGGCGGCTAGGTGTAGGGCTGATGAAATGTTTCCGGATGAAACGGAACTGAAGTTTAAGCCGCCTTCGAGGAATTCGCAGGACTGGCATCGATTGGTTTCTCAAGTGTATCCATGGACAATGAGGGTTAGGCAATGAGTGGGCGCGAAAGCGACCAACGCCAATACAGCAAAACGCTTGGAGATGGTGCTGTAGAGGGAAGGACAAAGAAAATGAATTGTTTGCAACGTAGCAAGGTCGGGGGGCCGGTAAAGTGACGGAAACCAAAAAAGAGCTACGACGCTACATCGAAAGCCTTCAAAAGCGATTAGACAAGGCGATCGAAGAGCGTGACGAGGCGAGAGACAGGGCAGCTTGGTATCGTGCCAAGTCGCTTGGGTTCGTAACAACAAGGTGGATTAAACAGGAGAGGGAAAGCGATTAGCGATAACATCAACCCAGAACACTACAAGCGATTGCCAGTTGAGGCGATCGAGATTATTGAATCGGCGATCCAAGGGGCTCCAATCGTTGAGGCTGGATACCTGCACGGGCAGGTGTTGAAATACGCTCTGCGCTGTTGGTGGAAAAACGGTTTCGAGGATCTTCAAAAGGCTAAGTGGTATTTGGATCGGTTGATCGATTTGGAGCAGCGATCCGACTCGCAATCGCTCAAGGACTTCCCGTTTGGGGAACCAAGCAGCGATCATCTACCTAAACCCGCATTCGCCATTGACGATCGGGTTCGGGTTTGCAAGCCTGGTAGTTTGCTCGATGGCAAGGATGGCGAAATAAAAGACGCCTCGAAGGAAAAATACTGCGTCGTTTCAGGCGTTGCAATGGGCTGGCTTGCCCCTTCCGAGTTGCAACCATTGGAGGCATCGAAGTGATAGAAATCAAGCTAAGCCAATACAATCACCCCGAGCTAACCGAAGGCCAACATGCCAACGGGCTAGCAAGAATTTTTGTTCGTCGCGATCGTGGCCAATGGTTTCTGGCTGATGGGTTTCGATCCATCGACAAGGTACACAAGGGCATCAACCGAGACGGGTTTGATGAGTTTGTGAAACGATACTGCGTACCAGTGGAGTACGAAACGTACAAAGTCCATTACCCAGGCGGTGACCTGAGGGCTAATCGAAATGGTGCTTTCGTAGAAGCATTTGAGCAAGCGATAGAAGGAAAGAGGCCAGCAAGTGAGTGACGAAAAGGACTGGAAAACCTTTGCGAGCTTCCGGCAAATGGGCTGGTGGATTCTTCACACTGGCGCGGGTCAAAGGTGGCTTGGTTGGTTCACTCGAAAGAAGTTCCGGGAGCTACTAGGGACCGAAACGGGTAACGCGTTCTACGAATGGGTTAGGGCTCAGGTGATTTCAGAAATCGAGCAACGGCCCAAGATTTTAATCGAGCGATTCCCTGATGGTTATCTGAAGGTGTACGCGGTATCAGCGGACGTTCATTTTATCCACCGACTGGAAACGTTCACGGACAGGGCAGAGATTTTATCAGAGCAACTTGCCGAGCTAGAATGCCCACATCGAATGAAGGCAATCTATCAAGGCAAGTGCATAGCTTCGGACTTTTACGAGGGGCAGACAGTTGAGCAAGAAGTGTCAAAGCGATCCAAAATCGAACTGCTTCGGTCGATCAACCGAGAGGCTACTACGTCAACTTGAAAACACGGCCAATATAGAACTGGTCATCGCAGGATTGGAGATTCTTGAACATGGTGGGCAAGCGGAAACCGTTGAGGCGAGGTGTAAAGAGTGGCAAGACACAACGCACGCAGAAACACTCCGAGACCTCGGGGCCATGGCAAGAGCCGGACTATAACGCAGCGATTGAGTATCACGCGATGCGTTCGCTATTTGCATCCTGTTGGTTCTGTAGGGCCACAAGGAAGCCATGCGACTACTACGGGCCCTGGGTTATCGAGCGCGCTCACATCGTGAACAAGCCAAGGCGTGAGGATCGGCGATTGGTGGTGATGCTCTGCACGATTTGCCATAAGGCTAGCCACGGCGAACGGGTAGCGGGATTTGTGAGGCCAAAGCTAAGCGCAGCGAATATGGCCCATCTCAAGCAACAGCATGATTTAGAGTGGTTTGACCTACCCTTTATCAATGCTCATTCGGTACGAATCATCGAGGCTGAAAAATGGACGATTGGAGATTCCTAGAGGGGGAAAATAAATATGCAATTAGTCAAGATCGAGCTACCGTTTCCAAGCGAGCTAAGCGCCCAGCAGGGAGGGCACTGGACGAAGAAAGCCGATTCGATACGTAGGCTAAAGGAAATGGCCTGCTACTTGGTCAAGGATCAGATAGCGTGGGCTCCAAAGTTGAACCGGGCCAGGATTGATTACGAATTCATCGTCGCGGATAACCGCCAACGTGACGAGGGAAACCTAATCTACCAATGCAAGCCATACGTTGACGGGTTGGTACTTGCGGGGGTGATCCAAGGCGATCATTGGCAGGTGCTTTCGACCGGAAAGATTTCAACTCGGATAGCCGAAAAAGGTGAAAAACCGGCGGTAAAAATGACGATAAGCAAACTTTGAGCGCCCCATTGGGCAAAAAGCCAGCCTAGGCTATAATCAGGCGAAGTGACCGGGATTCCCGGATTGTGTTGTAACTCTCAAAAAAGGCTAGCAAAATGCTTGAGCAATTAGAATCAATGCGTTTCAAGGTTTCGAACATCGTCAAAGGCTGTCGAAGTGTGGACGTGGACGACGTGATCCAGGAATCAGTGATAGCGATCCTCGGAGGGTACAGCCAGGCACCAAGGACAAAGACCTACTGGACTGCCCTTAGTGCTAGGCGATCGGCTATCAGGGCCAGGAACCGGGACGACAGATACTACCGGGAAAACTCCGGTGAACTGGTTACCGACTGCCCCCTAGCGGCGTTAATCCAGTGCGAAGACCTAAAGCAGTTGCAATCTGCCCTAGGCAAGATCGAATCGAGGCACCTTGAGGCTATCGAGCTACGGTACTTTGAAGGTCTGACGATGGAACATGTAGGCGTGAGGCTCGGAGTCTCAAAGCCTCAAGCCTGTAAGCGTGTTGCTAAGGCTTTGGAAGCCTTGCGGGAATTGATGGTATAACTTTTTTGGAGGGTAGGAAAAATGCAATTTGCAGTAGGTGACTTGGTACGGCATAAGCGGGATGGAAGTAGGGCTGAAATCGTAGAACCAATTCCCGTACAGGGATTGCTTATCAGGGTCAATCTCGAAAGCGGAAGCGTTCAGGATTGGGCTCGGGATATGATTGATTTGGATTGGCCAGCGACGATAGCCAGGGAGCGTAAGCGATTGGCTGAAGATATCACGAAGGCGACCCAAGCAGGCTTGCTACCTGCGGGCTGGAGTCTAAAGGAAGCATTGGGGCAAGGTTTACCTGCTAACTTCAATTGCCGATGCGTGCTTACGCCTAAAGATTCCAGCAAGCAAAAGCAGGCGGAAGGTGGAAACGTTTCCAGCGGAGTTGACCCAGGGGACGCAAAAAACCCTAGTGAGTCGCATAATTTCGCTGTGCACACAACGTTTGATCCAGCCTTGGAAAGTGGCGGATTCGGCAAGCAATCGGCAAGGCTATTCGAAGAAGCTATCGATCCTGAATTGATTTCCACCGATTCACCCATTTTCCCAAAGTTCTCTATTGGTTCATTCGTTCGCTGGACTGGAAACTCAACCAAGTGGCGCGTAATGGATCATAATGAAAAGGGATATCGACTAGAAGCAGCGGAGGGGACATTCCGGGACAGCTGGAGCAAGGTTCCTGAAAACGTTCTAAGCCCCTGGGAAGAACCAGGTAATCCACCTTCGAGGGTTCCGATTGACGCAGTTCAAAAGCCTGTAGAGGTTGCTTGCGTGCTGGACGAGGAAAGCGACGAAGCAATCTACGTTGACGGGGAATTGCAGTTGCAGGATAACGGATTGTTCGAGATTGGTGAAGTCATTGGCAAGAAAACCTGTACGATTGAATCGCTACGTGTCGTTTTGGGCGGTGAAGATTGGCCATATACCTTTGATCCCTCTTGGAGGGAACCCAAGCCTGAGGCACCTATAACCGAGTACCGAGAGCCCACACAAGCTGACCTAGCTAACGGGCCGATCGAATGCGAGGTGACGGATCACGAAACCTTCGTTGGTGGAATTCTTCTCGCAGCAATCGCTACAACAGAATACCCCTTCATCACAATTATTGACGACGAAGAAAACTTGATCGGCTGGAAGCATTGCAGAATTAAAACCGTCAGCCCAACGGACAGCCAATAGGCTGTATAGGGCTTGGTACGCTGTCGGGAGCAATCCCAGCAAGTTTTGATCGTCCTAACCGATTGAGCTTTGCTAGAGCCAAAGCGCTTTCTCCATCGGCGCGAATCGGCAGCAAGGTGGCAACGGGCAGGCCTTTCGGTGCCCTGGAGCTACAACTGACCGCAAGGTTGGGGGAGGGCTCAGTCTAGCGAAACAGGCTGAGCCCTTTTTTCTTTCTACAGCTGGAAACGTTTTTATTTTGGCGGAGTGATACTTTCGGAGGAACCTATGAATTACCAACGATTTATTGAGACAAAAAGCCAGTTCACTTCGGACTGTGGGTTTGACTGCGACGACTTCCCCGAGATTATGTTCGACTTCCAAAGGCATCTAGTCCAGTGGGCACTTCGGCGAGGTAGGGCTGCGATCTTTGCGGACTGTGGACTAGGTAAGACTCTGATGCAATTGGTCTGGGCTCAGAAGGTAGTAGAGCGTACCAACGGGCGGGTACTGATCTTGACCCCGTTAGCAGTAGCCCAACAGACGGTAAGGGAGGCGGCAAAGTTTGGAATAGATGCTACGCGAAGCGAAGCCGGGGAGCTTAGCTCGAAGATCATCGTTTGCAACTATGACCGGCTTCACAACTTCGACCCGAGCGACTTCAGCGGGTTTGTTTGCGATGAGTCCAGCATTCTCAAGAGTGTGACCGGGTCAACCCAAAAGGCGATTACGCGGTTTACCCTCAAGACACCCTTTAGACTGCTTTGCACGGCTACAGCGGCTCCGAATGATTTCGTAGAGCTTGGGACTAGCTCAGAGGCACTAGGGGAGCTTTCGCATTCGGATATGCTTCGGAGGTTCTTCAGGCAGCTAGACGACAAGGGCCAGAAGAAAGAAACCAAGCAACAGCTAGAGGCTGAAAAACTGATTGCGATGGATTCGAACTACTTCGGCAAATTGGCCTTTCGAGTGGCTCAAACGATCGGCCAATGGAGGCTCAAAAATCACGCGGTCGATGACTTTTGGCGATGGGTCGCGTCATGGGCCAGGGCGTGCCGGATGCCTTCGGACCTAGGGTTTGACGATCGGCAATTTATCCTGCCAGAACTGATCGAGCGGGAGCATATCGTAACGCCGGATTCGCCCCCTGATGGATATTTGTTCAACGTTCCTCAAAGGGGACTACAGGCAGAGCGTGAAGAGCGCAAGCGAACCCTAGAGAAGCGGTGCGGATACGTTGCCGACCTAGTGAACCATGATCGTCCTGCGGTGGTTTGGTGTCATGCCAACCCGGAAGCGGATATGCTCGAAAAGGTAATCCCAGGGGCTCGGCAAATTGCAGGGCGTACACCGGATTCAGAGCGTGAAGAAATCTATGAGGCGTTCTCTGATGGTTCGCTGCGGGTTTTGGTGCTCAAGCCAAAGCTAGGGGCATGGGGCCTTAATTGGCAACACTGTAACCACGTTGTGACGTTTGCGTCACACAGTTACGAGCAATACTACCAGAGCGTTAGGCGTTGCTACCGATTCGGGCAGAAACAACCTGTAACCGTTGACGTAGTAGCTACGGAAGGCGAGGAGTTTGTCCTAGGCAATCTCAAGCGGAAAGCGGATCAGGCCTCGGGCATGTTCGAAAAGTTGGTTGCGGAAATGGCTCGGGCTGTCCGGGTCGAGCGCGAAAACATTTACACGAAGAAAGCGGAGTTGCCGGCATGGTTAAGCGAAAAGTAGTGGCGGATCAGGTTATCGAGGATCAGTACGCGATCTACAACGGGGACTGCGTCGAGGTAATGAAAACGTTACCCGATGACTCGGTAGACTTAACGGTTTATTCGCCCCCGTTTGCAGGGCTATATCAGTACTCAAGCGACGCGCGGGATATGTCCAACGCAATCGACAAGGATGAGTTTTTCGATCACTACGGATACGCTATCGACGAGATAGCAAGGCTGACCAAGCCTGGGAGAATTTCGGCGGTTCATTGCATGGATATCCCTTTAAGTAACGCTGGTTGCGATGCGATGTTCGACCTGCCCGGTAGAATCATCATCGAGCACGAAAAACGCGGGTTTGTGTACGGTGGCCGGAGGGTGATTTGGAAAGAGCCTTTGATGGTTCGAAACCGCACCATGATGAAATCGCTACACCATAAGACCTTCTGTGAGGACACAACGCGATGTAGCATCGCCAACGCGGATTACCTGCTGATGTTTCGTCGCAAGGGTGACAACGCAGTACCGGTTGCCAAGCCTAACGGGATTCTCGAGTACTCAGGTGAACAGCAGATCCCAGCAGAACTGATGCACCTTCGGGGTATGGAAGGCGATCAGAAAAAGAACAGTTTTTCCCAATGGATTTGGCGGCAGTACGCCTCGTCAGTCTGGATGGATATCCGGATCGATCGAGTCTTAGACTTTCGGGAGTCCAGGGAACTTGAGGACGAGGCCCACGTTCACCCCTTGCAACTGGACGTAATCGAACGGGCGGTAATGCTGTGGAGCAATCCAGGGGAGGTAGTACTAACGCCGTTCCTTGGGGTGGGCTCGGAGGTGTTCGGAGCGGTAAGCCTCGGGCGCTTCGGGGTTGGGATCGAACTCAAGCCAAGCTACTTCAGGCAGGCTTGCAAGAATATGCTTCGGGTTGGTCAGGCTATCGAGGCACCGAAACAAGACTTGCTGCCTTTGGGGATGGATGAGTAATGAGCAACCTGATTTACCTTGCAAGTCCATATAGCGATCCGTCCTATGATGTTCGGATGCTGCGATATCTGGCAGTCACCTACATTGCATCGGAATTGATGCTAGGCGGAGAGTTGATCTATAGCCCGATTACTCACGGGCATTCCATCGCGACAGAGCGACGAAAGGTCACTTCGAGGCGCAGGATTCCTACGGACTGGGCGTACTGGAAAAACCATTGCATCAAGATTCTGCCAACCTGCGAAATGGTCCTGGTGCTTGCGCTACCAGGGTATGGATCATCTGAGGGAGTTGACCAGGAACTGCAGTTGGCAAGGCATCTAGGTATCCCGCATAAGATTTTCAGCCCTTGGTGGTACATCGATCAAAAGGCTTACTATATCGGCGTCATTAAGCCACTAGAGAGGGATGACTAATGGCGTACCTACTGATAGCTGGATTCCTAGGCCTGGTACTTTCGATTGTGCTTTCCATGGTCCTCAAAATGGACGCAAGGCAGGATCGGGAGGTGTACTGGCTATGGATGCCCCTTGATGAACCCCCATGCGGTCAAGCGTTTATCTGGCTTGCTGTCTTGGATAGTGAATCCAACGCCGTTAGGGTTGAATTTGCAGGGGTTTGGTACGAGGGGAAAACGCTGCTAATTAGACGGTTCGAGGGCGAAGCGGTAGCGGTCAAGTTTTGGAGCGGGTTCGACGAGTGGCCCCCGGCTGACGCGATTGGATGGAAGCCTTGCCAGCCCCCTATTTTCTCAGACTGGAGGCTAAAAAATGAGCGACTGGCATCACGTTAGAGACACGCGCCAAAAGGCCAGGAAAGCCTATCCCTGCTATCTTTGCGGCGAACCCATAGAAAAGGGGCGGGAGTACGTCAGGCGCTTCGGATACGTCGGAGAAGGGCCGGTATCACAGTGTATGCACCCTGAATGCGAACTAGACTCAAGGGACTGGGAAGCTGGGGATTGGGAAACGTTTTACCCTGGGGACGCTGAAAGGCCAAGGCAATGAGCCCGGAAATGGAACTATACTTAGAGCGTAAGGCTATTTGCATGGTCGATGGAATCCCAGAGCACCAAGCAGTAGCCACGGCATGGCAACAGGTCAGGCCAATGCTACAGGGTAAGCCCATGCTGTGGGAAATCTTCAAAGACTTAAAGGCGCAAGGCAT